AGTTGGTGCTGCTGGTGAGGTTGAGGGAGACTCAGAATTGATTAGTTACATTGAGAATGCTGGTCAAGAAGAGAATTTAAGAAATGATTGGACTTCTACAATTAACTGATTATGAGTAGATTTAAGCAAGTAATGGGAAATCTGAGGTTAAGGAGGGAGAGAGTTCTTAGTGGACTTTATAATTGTATTCCTTTCCCTTTTCCAAGATTTAGAGCATGGGTTCCAGGCATTGAAACTGCTAAGTTCATAGTAGTAACTGCCAATCAGAAAGTAGGTAAATCAAAGTTCTGTGATTACCTATTTGTATATGAACCATTGTTCTTTATATTGGAGCATCCTGAGATGAGAGTTAAGGTTCTCTATTTTACTTTGGAGATGAGTCCAGAGGAAAAGTACAATGAGTTCTTGTGTCATCTATTGTTTAGATTGGATGGAATAGAGGTATCTCCTACTGAACTGAAAAGTACAGATAGAGACCATCCTATTGATGAGAAGATTCTTGAATTACTTGAATCTGATAAGTATCAGAGATATATCAAGGCATTCGAGGATATGGTTGAGTATATTGATGGCCAAAGGAATCCTACAGGAATCAATAAGTACTGTAGAGACTATGCCTTAGCTCATGGACATCTTAACTTCAAGAAAGGTAAGAGGAAAGACCCTATCACAGATAAAATCATAGATGCAGATGTGGTAGACAATGACAATCCTTATACCCCAGATGACCCAGAGGAGAGGAGGATAATCATCATAGATAATGCCTCGAATCTATCTCTTGAAAGTGGATTAAAGAAGATGGAAACTATTGATAAGATGAGCAAGTATGGCATTACTCTTAGAAATCAATTGAAATTCATCTTTGTGTTGATTCAGCATCAAGCACAGGCTCAAGAAGGTATTGAGAACCAAAAGCTGAATAAGCTTAAACCATCTTCTGATGGTCTTGCAGATTGTAAGACTACTACCAGAGATGCCAATATGGTTATAGGTCTTTATAGTCCATTCAAGTATGGACTAAGAGAGTATGAAGGATATGATATAACCAAGTTCAGGAACCATATAAGGTTCATGGAAGTGATTGAAGATAGAGACTATGGAGCAAATGGTCAAATCTGTCCTTTATTCTTTGATGGTGCAGTGAGTACATTTTGTGAACTCCCAAGACCCGATGATAGGGAAGCATTACAGAGAGTATATAACTATATGGAATCAAGGAAGAGCAAAACTGCTAAGACTTTCTTTAGTTATGGAATAAATAAAGTGAATAGAAAGTTGCACAGGTGGAAAATATTTCATAAGTTTGCAACCCTTTTCAAGTAAAAGTAACATTATAAAACAAAAACAATGGCAAATGCAGTAATCCTTTTAGGAAAAAGTGGAACAGGAAAAAGTTCTAGTATTAAGGGTTTAGACCCTAAAGAAACTGTGATATTAAATGTTTTAGGTAAAAAATTGCCTTTTAAAGGTAGTAGTAGTCTATATAATAAAGAAAATAAGAATCTATTCAGGATAGATGATTATACACAGGCTATTAATATGCTTCAAGGTATAGATAAGAATGCTTCCTATGTTCATAATATCATTATAGATGATGCTATCTATATTATGAGGAAGGAATATTTCAAGAGGGCCAAAGAGACTGGATATGGTAAATATACAGAGTTGGCTATGCACTTTCAACAGATTATTTCTACTATAGAATCTATGAGAGAGGATATTAATGTGTTCTTAATTCTTCATAGTGAGGATGTCCAGAGTGATAAGACTACTGTAGGATATAAGGTTAGTACAATTGGCCAACTGATTGATAATCAATATAATCCTGTAGAGGTTGTACCTATGGTGCTGTATTCATCTATTAAATATGATGATAAAGGCGCAGCTACTTATGGCTTTTATACTCACAGATTCATGGATGGTATGGTAGAAATTCCTGCTAAGTCTCCTGCTGATATGTTTACGGAGGACTTTATTCCTAATGATTTAGGAGTAGTAGTGAAAGCTATGAAGGAATATTATGGATAGGGAAAAGACAATAGAACTTGGTAATCAAGTATATAATATTATCCCATTTAATATAAATAGCCAATTACGGATGTTAGAAGAATTCTTATTGGAAAAAGGTAAGGAAAGAAATAAAATTAATCTATTCATTGGAACAATATCCCAATTTCCAGTACAGATAGTTCTTAATTTCTATTTAACCGCAATTGAGTATTACATTGCCAAGTATAACGTATTTAAATTAAGTAGTAATAACAGAATTATTTTATTATATTAAGAGAAATAATTATGAATAAGACATTAACAGTAAGACAGTTTGCAGGTGTAAAAAGAATTGCACAGAATGTTAATCCTTTGGTAGTAAAGAAGAATAAGATTGCTGCCAAGATTGATGAACTTAATGCAGAGTATAATGCTCTGACTGAGGAAATTGAAGGACATGAAATGGGTGTCAAGGCTTTGACAGGTGGTCTCACAAGTGAAGACTTAATTGTCAAGAAGGTAGAAGATACAGGTAAGGTTGATAAGGAAGGCAAACCAATCAAGGTTACAAAGTATGAACCTAAGGCTGGTGTAGTAACCTACAATGAGGAACAGAATGTATATGAAATCCACATTGAAGAGCCAGTGCTTGACAATGGTGTAGGCATGGCTGAATCTGTAGATGATACAGAAAAGGCACCTGAAGTTGAGGTAAAGGCTGGTGAAGAAGCACCTGTTGACCCTGTTGCAGACTTTACACAGGAAGATAAGGATAACATCCCTTTCATGGAGTAAAGATGTGCTATGACTGTGAGTACTTTGAGTATAATGAAGTCTTAGGCTACATGTGCTCAAAGTACTTGCGTTCATACAATGAATGTATATTTAAATTTGAACTAGTTTGTATAGAAAATAAAAACAATTTGATATGAATAAGACTAATTTTGCATTCATGGCATTTGCATCAGGTAAAGAATCTACTGAAGGCAATGCAGTAAAGAGATATACAGGAGTAGCTCCTGTATTTGTTTTGGCTGTAAATCCTAACAAAGCAGAGCTTGAAAAGCTGTATAATACCCAGCTTGAGAATGGCCCTGAATATTTGGGTGAAGTTGAGGTAGGTGAGGACAAGCACAAGGTACAGAATGTCAGACTTGACTTCATTGTTAAAACTGATGCTGAGAAGTGTGGTGGTATTGAGTTTACTACCAAAGTGGCTTTCTTCATCAGAAAGGAATACAGATACAATAGAGACCAGACTAAAGTACAGGTAATTGATAAGTATGGTAGAACTGCTTGGGTTACTATAGAGCAGGCTAAGGCACATGAAATTCCTGTATATAAGAATGGTCCTGCCAACATTGATAAGGACTATAGACCTGCTTATCATGGTGAAGAAGAGCTTACTAACTTTATCAAGGCATACCTCAACATTCCTAATGTAATGAAGTATGTTAACAATACTTGGGTTATGGTAGACAAACCTGAGGATTGTGAAGCAAGACTTGAAAGCATTGCTGAGTATTTCAAGGGTAATTTCAAGGAGCTGAGAGATGTTATTGCATTGCAGCCTAATAACAAGGTTAAGGTATTATTTGGTGTAAGAACCACTGATGATAACAAGCAGTATCAGGCTGTTTATAATCAGATGTTCCTGAAGAACAATATCACTGACTACAGTAAGTTGGATGCAGACTTGCAGGAAAGAAAGGCTGCTGGTGCATATCCTACTACTGAGTTTACTGTGGGTGACTTGAAGGAGTATGATGTAGAACCTACAGACCTCAGTAACTCTGGTGTAGCAGGTGATATGCCTTTCCCTGTTGGTGATGCTGGTGGCAGTACACCTTGGGATTTTGGTAAGTAAGTAGTAATTTCTAAAAAAAAAGCAATGGAAGAATGGAGAAATATTGATGGTTATACTCATTATCAAATTTCTAATTTAGGTAATATAAAATCTATAAATGGAAAATTGGTAAAGAAGCAAAGTGACAAGTACGGGTATCTTGTAGTAGGACTGTATAAAAATGGCAATCGTAAAGTACATAAGGTACATAGACTTGTAGCTAAAGCTTTCCTTGAAAATTACTCTGAAGATTTACAAGTAAATCATAAGAATGAGATTAAGTTTGATAACAGAGTAGAAAATCTTGAGATGTGTGATAATAAATATAACTGTAACTATGGTAGCAAAAGAACTATTTTAGCTAAAACAGTTATCCAAGAATCCCTTGATGGAAAATTCATCAAGGAGTGGGAATCTACAAATCAGATAGAAAGGGAACTTGGGTTTAGCCATGAAAGTATTTCTTCATGTTGTATTGGCTCTAAGAGAGACTATCATAATGGTAAAACATATCCAGTGCATAGTGCCTATGGATACAAATGGAGATACAAGTATGATAGCTAAAGGTAAATCTTCTGTGAGCCTTGATGATATTCTAAGTAAAGTGACAGAAGCAGACATTCTGTCATATTACTTAGGAGTCACAGAGGTTCCTTGTATTATAAATAGTCCTCTCAGACAGGACAGGAGACCTTCTTTTGGTCTTTATTCTACTGATGGTAGAAGAATATTTTACACAGATTTATCCACGAGGGATAGAGGAGGTCTGTTTGACCTGCTTGGTCATATGTGGGGTACTGATTATATCAGTACTCTAACAAGGATTAATGAGGACATTTCAAAGTTCTGTGGTGGTGCCAGTATTCATTCATATACTCCCTGTACTGTAAGAAGTACAAATAGCTATAACAAAGATACAGACTTACAGTGCAAAGTCAGAGATTGGAGAAGTTATGATATTGAATATTGGGCATCCTATGGTATAACTCTGGAATGGCTCAAGTATGCAGAGGTTTATCCCATATCTCATAAGATTGTCATAAAAGATGGTCATAGATATGTATTTGGAGCTGATAAATATGCCTATGCTTATGTAGAACACAAAGAAGGCAAAGTTACCCTAAAGATATATCAGCCTTTCAATAAAGCTGGTTATAAGTGGAGTAATAAGCATGACAATTCTGTAGTGAGCCTATGGACTAAAGTACCTGAGTATGGGGAGCAAATATGTATATGCTCTTCATTAAAAGATGCTCTATGTCTATGGGCTAATACAGGTATCTCATCTCTTGCCATTCAAGGTGAGGGATATAGGATGAGTGATACTGCAATTAGTGAGCTGAAAAGAAGATATAAACAAGTCTTCATTTGCTTGGATAATGATGAGCCAGGATTAAAAGATGCTCAGAAATTATCTGAAGAAACAGGTTTTACTAATGTAGTATTACCACCCTTTAATGAAGGGAAAGATATTTCAGACTTGTATAAGGCTAAGGGCAAAGATGAGTTCCTTAGAATAATCAAGCCTTTATTTAACTCTTCAAGACAAGAGGACAATGATTGGGATGATTTGCCCTTTTGCATAGATTAAAGTTTCAATAAGTCCAATTTATAAAAAAAAAGTGAAAAGATGGAAGCAAGAAAAATTACAGTCGTACAGACTAAAAATCAGAAAAAGAGTGTTATCAT